GTAATCAGTTCCCCTGCCTCCCCCTTTATTGCACACTTCCCAAAAATAAAAAAATATCGGTAACAACGAGGCAGGGGATTTTATCGGAACATAGCTCAATGGTAGAGCGCTGCAGTTTACTAGTGACTGGGCCTTGTCCAGGGCTGCCAGTTAAGCCGGAGGTTGCAGGTTCAAGTCCTGCTGTTCCGAATGGCTTTGTGGTTGAGCAAGCATCCTCCATGCATGGATGCCCTCCCAAAAAAAGGAGAGAAAAACCGCGGGTACTGCGTCCCCATAGCGCGCAGACGGTGATGTTCGTTGAATTCATCCGGTTCCCGCCCATTTACGTAACAAGTGGGAGCGCGACGTAATGTTAGTGTAAGGTAGCGCAGCAAAGTACGAATAAAATACACTACGTTGGATACTGCCTTCCATCGTTAAACCAAAAGGCAGATTTAGGAACATAGCTCAGATGGTCAGAGCGACGGCCTTATAAGCCGCGTGTCCTGGGTCCGAATCCCAGTGTTCCGATGCCCACCTTGCGCCGGTCAAAATAAGCGAGGGATGAAACCACACATCTTGGCAGTGTGTCAGCGGGTAGAACAGCCGCACGTACTCTGAAACCTCACCGCATAAGGCGAGGATGGTTCGTGGTGTGAATAGGTAGACACTGAGCCAATAGTGCGAGGATGCTCCGGCGAAGAATAACGCTTATGACGGACAAGGGAGCATTCCATGTATGGTGCAAATCCATACCGAACCATTTGTTGGATGTAAATAGTGTGTGACGGACGGTAGCGGCTCCAAGATTGGGAATCCTTGGCGAAAGCCATGAGACAAGGTCAGTAAATAGCAGGGACCAATCCTACCGACAAACACCAGAAAATCATAACACCTATCCTCATTGCGAGTGTGACCTAACTGGTGCATAATCCGAGATTCCAGCAACGTGCTAACCGAACGCACGATAAACCTATAAGCGGCAAAGTCCGTGGTTGTCCATATACGCTGCAAGGTATCGTTGGATTGTAAAATTGCCTAGCAGAAGATTCTAAAACCCCACCACTCAAGGACGGAAGCAAGGACGGAAACAAGGAGTGGATGGTTCGTGGCGGAATAGGTAGACGCTTAAGACGTAAGATGCTGACTGAATGTTGACATGTCGCAGGATAGCATCATGCAGGGTGCAAATCCCTGCCGGACCATTTGTATGAAATAGAGAGCTTTGCCGGCAAGAATGCTTGCGACACATGACGGCAGGGCCTCTATTTTTTTTGCATAAATAGCTTGCTTATATCCCTCCCAAGAGGTAACATACACTTACCGAAAGGGAAAACAAAGGAGGACAAGACCATGACAATCGAGAAAGCAATGAGAACCTACAGACTGCCGAACCCCACCACCCAGGAAGACCTGGAATGCCGCTGGAGTAAGGTGCTGACCTTCGGGGACCGGGTCCTGGTCGCCGGCCATTACTACACCGGAAAGGGAAAGCCCTGCTACTTCGGGGCAGTCTACGAGCACATCGATGACGACCTTTCCTGCGAAGGCACCATCGGCCTGAGGGCCGCAAGCGAGGTCGAGTTCGAGGACGACGGACACGCAATCGCCTGGGCCATGAACCAGTAAAAGCCTGGACCCGGATCAACCATAAAAAACCGGCAAAATGCAGAGTCGAGGTTGACGGCTCTGCAATTTTTTTTTATGCTAGAGGTATATACCTGTGGGCCAGTGATAGAAAACAAACAACAGTTCTTGACTTTGACAAACCGCTGGCGTCCAAATTGCATCCGACTATGAAGCCGGTATCTCTGTTTGCATACCAGCTTGGAAACAATACTCACGAGGGAGACGCGGTCCTTGATCTTTTTGGAGGAAGCGGCACGACACTGATCGCCTGCGAGCAGCTTGGCCGCAGAGCCTTCACAAGCGAGCTGGACCCGAAATACTGTGATGTGATCGTAAAGCGGTACATAAACCTGAAAGGCTCCGAGGACGGCGTCTTTGTTTTGAGGGAAGGAACCAAAATACCATACAGCGAAATAAAGAAGGATAATTAAAAATGGCAAGACCGAGAAAAGAGATTGACAAGAAGGAATTTGAAAGTCTCCTTTTCATCCAGTGCACACTTGAAGAGGTGACGGCTTACTTTGATAACAAGCTGGACGGCTGTTCCGAGGACACTATCGAGAGGTGGTGCATGCGGACTTACAAGAAGCGATTTGCGGAGGTTTCGCGTGAAAAGCGCGACGTGGGCAAAATCAGCCTGCGGAGGTCACAGTGGCGGCTCGCTGAGAAGAATGCGACAATGGCCATTTTCCTGGGAAAGAACTACCTGGGCCAGACTGATTCTGTAAGAGTAGACAACACAGAGGCATTAAGCCGTCTGGATGAAGTACTCGCTGAGATCAAGGGTATAAACTGATGCCTTTTTCAGAGAAACAATTAGAGTTTTATCAGAACGCATCTCACCGGTGGAATTTCAAAACCGGCGCGGTGCGTTCCGGAAAAACCTACGCTGACTATTTTACGATACCAAAGAGAATCCGGGCCCGCATTGGGAAACCCGGATTGTCTTTTATTTTCGGAGTTTCCAAAGCCACCATCGAGAGAAACATCCTGGAACCAATGCGCGTGATCTGGGGACCGGCGCTTGTGGGCGACATAAAGATGGACAACACAGCATACCTATTCGGGGATACGGTGTATTGCCTCGGCTGCGAAAAGGTATCCCAGGTCGCGAAGATACGAGGAGCGTCTATCAAATACGCTTATGGTGATGAAGTCGCAGAATGGAATCCGGAGGTTTTCGAGCTGATCAAGTCCCGTCTTGACAAGGAGTACTCCTGCTTTGATGGTGCGCTTAACCCGGAAGGCCCTAACCACTGGCTTAAACAATTCCTGGATTCTGACGCGGATATATACAATCAGCATTACACGATCTTCGACAATCCATTCCTGCCGCAGGAGTTTATTGAAAACCTGTGCAAGGAATACGAAGGGACTGTCTATTATGATCGTTACATCAAAGGATTGTGGGCGCTGGCCGAGGGAGTGATCTATCCCATGTACCAGGATGCTCTTTACAATGAAATGCCCTGCAAAATGCCTGAATTCGAGCGTTTGTGCCTTAGCATTGACTACGGAACACAGAACGCGTTTGCGGCCCTTCTGTGGGGCAAATTCAAAGGCATATGGTATGCCTACAATGGATACTATTACAGCGGAAGAAAAACCGGTGTTCAAAAGACCGATACGGAGTATCTGGTTGATCTGGAAAAAACGTTCAGTGACGAGATCGCTCGGTATAGGAGCGCAAAGGAAGCCAACGGGAAGAATGCTTACATGACCACAATGCCAAGGAAGATAGAAACGATCATTGACCCGTCTGCTGCATCCTTCATAGCTTTGCTGGAAAAGCAGGACTGGTGCTCTGTCCAGAAGGCAAAGAACGACGTCCTGGATGGTATCCGGGATACTGCAGTCGCCATGAAAACTGGAAAGATCAAGGTTTACAGCGGAATTAAAGAGTGGCAAAATGAAGTGAAGGGCTATGTTTGGGATGAGAAGGCCGGCGAAAAGGGCGACGAGCAGCCTTTGAAAATCAACGATCACTACATGGACGCGACAAGATACTTTGTGTACACGAAGGAAATAGCAAAAGTCCGGCGCGAATACAAATCGCTGTACATGTGATCCGCAAGATTTGACCAGTTTCAATTATAGTCTATACCCTATAACTCCGGGAAAATAAAAGACATGGCCACAAGATTTGGCCAGTGCGAGGTGAAAAATGATTACATACCAGGACCTTTTACTCGTGCCACAGACCGATAAAGACAGAATGGACTTTGTCAAAAAAGTGGTCAGCGAGCACAAAACGACACCACTTTACAAGACAGCGCAGATAGCAGATCTGTATGACCGTCACAAAAACAAGACGATCATGGATTTCCAGAAGCTGCTTTACACCGTATCCGGGAAAGCTATCCCAGATATCTGGAGTCCAAACTTCAAGATGGCCTGCAGGAACTTCCGCCGGTTTGTTGTCCAAGAGAATCAGTTTCTTCTTGGCAACGGTGTGACCTGGAAGAACGGGGACACAGCAGACCGGATCGGGACCAGGAAGCATCCGTTTGACACGGAGCTTCAGAAGGCCGGACATAACGCGCTGGTGCATGGCGTGACATTCGCCTTCTGGAACGTGGACCATATCGAGGTCTTTGACGTTTTCGAGTTCGCTCCTTTATACGACGAAGAGGACGGCGCTATGAAAGCAGGGATCCGGTACTGGCAGGTTGCTCCGGATAAGCCTTTGCGGGCGACGCTCTATGAACTGGACGGATACACTGAGTACATCTGGCGGAATGGTGTCGGAGAGGTCCTGCAGGAGAAGCGGGCATATATCCTGAAAACGGTTACAACGGAGATCGACGGGACGGAGGTCTATGACCAGGAGAACTATCCTGCCTTCCCTATTGTCCCGCTGTGGGCAAACCAACACAAGCAGTCAGAGATCGTGGGAATGCGGGAGCAGATCGACGCATACGATCTTATCAAATCCGGTTTTGCAAACACCGTTGACGAGGCTTCTCTGATCTACTGGACAATCCAGAACGCAGGCGGAATGGATGAGGTTGACCTTGCCGAGTTCGTCGAAAGGATCAGGACGGTGCACGCGGCCAACATGCATGGCGAGGCGAAGGCGGAAGCACACAGCATTGAAGCACCGTATCAGTCCAGGGAAGCACTTCTGGACCGTCTGGATAAGGACATGTACAAAGACGCCATGGCAGTCGATTATGAGAGGATCGCAAGCGGCTCGGTTGTTACAGCACAGATCAAGGCTGCTTTCCAGGACCTTAATGCCAAGTGCGACGATTACGAATACTGCATAAATCAGTTTGTAATGAGCATCCTGGAACTGGCCGGCATTGACGACGAGCCGACATTTACAAGGTCGATCATTGTAAACGTCCAAGAGGAAGTACAAACCCTGCTGCAGGCGGCACAGTATCTTGAGCCGGAGTACGTAACAAGAAAAATCATGACGCTGCTCGGTGATGGAGATATGGTCGACGAAGTCCTGAAGCGGATTGATGCGCAGGAAATTGAAATGATACAGGAACCGGAACTGCCTGGGAGAGAATCTGAATGATCGACTACGCTCATAAGGAAACGGACAAGATTATAGAGGATCTTGGAAAGAGATTCCGGAAGGAATATGCGAAGGCTTACCTGGAAACATCCAAAAAGCTCAACGATTACCTGAAGGGTTTTGAAAAGCGAGACGCGGAAAAAAGGAAAGCCCTGGAGGAAGCCAAGAATAGCGATATCAGCATTGATGAAAAGCAAAAGCTGGAAAAGGAGTACAAAGACTGGCGCGTCAACCAGATGCTTACCGGAGACCGCTGGAAGGAAATGCTTGATACAATGTCCAAGGACTATATCAACGCAAATGACAAAGCACGCGGGATGGTGAATGACAAGGCGCTGGACGTGTATGCGCTGAACCACAACTATGGGACGTACCAGGTGGAGACAGAAACACTTCTGGACACGTCTTATACGCTGTATGACCGCAGTACGGTGAACAGGCTGATCTCCAAGAAACCCAAAATGCTGCCGGAAGCCTCCAAGCGCACACTGGACCGGATCAAGAGGAACAAGGAGAAGGTCTGGTGCCAGCAGAAACTTCAGTCCGCAATCCTGCAGGGAGTGATCCAGGGAGAGCCGCTTATGAAGATCGCAGGCCGGCTTCGCTCCGTTGCCAACATGACCACGGCACAATCAATGCGCAACGCAAGGACCATGCTTACCAATGCGCAGTCCGCAGGCCGATACGATTCATACAGGCGTGCTAAGGATATAGGACTGAATATCAAGGTTGTGTGGATTGCGACCCTGGACCAGCACACAAGGCATGAACACCGGATGTTGGACGGCCAGATGCAGGACGTTGACGAGCCTTTCCTGGTTGACGGAGAGAAGATCATGTATCCTGCTGATTTTGGAGGCCAAGATTATAAGGTCCCTCCGGAGCTTATATACAACTGCAGGTGCACAATCGGCGCTGCGGTTCCTGGAACCAAGCTCTATGAAGATGGCCTGGAAGGTATCGAGAGGTTTTCCCGCCTGGAAGGAATGAGCTACGAAGAGTGGAAGGGAATGCACGAGGAAGAGGCTGCAGCAGCACCGGAGCATGTTGTTGTGCAGGGCAGGGATATTACCGCAACCTGGTCACGCAGACCGGATCAGTTTGATTTTGAGATTGATGATGTTATCAACGCTCAGGGCTTTGATGGAAAGCCAAAAGTGGTATCAAGGGAAGAATTTGATGAAGCTGTAAAAACGGCCAACGACGGGAACGGGTTTATTGCCCAGAGAGCATATTCGGCGCCAGACCAGGAAACTCTGGACGCATATAGAGACCAACTTTACAACGGAAAATGGTATGTGGATTGTTCAACAGGTGGAGCGCGTCATGGACAAGGTATGTATTGTGTTGCTGATTACAAAGGCAAAATTACGGATAGAATGACATCTGAAATGGACGGGTATGCAAGAATGTATGGTGAAAGGCCAGCATATATAGAAACATTTACAGTTGATCCGTCTGCCAAATTTGTAGAAGAAAACACAATAAGAAAACAAATGACTGAGCATAATGCGAAATTGCGCAAGGATATATATATAAATGCGATTTCAGAAACGCTTGAAAATGATTCTGTAGATTTAATGATTGGCAAGTATAAAAAGTATTTTGGAGTCACAATACCGGCAGAAGATATGGCGTTGTATATGCGTTCAATGCAGCTTAAAAATATAAATAGCGCAGAGTATACAGGCGCATTAAAAAAAGAATCAAATAGAATAATAAAAAAATACAAACTTAAGGATCACAGCTTAGTCCAAAGCATGTATATGAACACAAGTGCATATAAAGACGCTAACAAAAAAGAGTACAAAGATGTTGGTTCGTTTGCTGCTGCATCTGGGTGGGATGGAATAAAAGTATCTGGGAGAGAATCAAATGATGCTCCGTATGCAGTTATATTGAACCGCACAAAAGTGATCATTATGGAGGACAAATAATGCCAGTAGGAAAAACAGAATTTAAAAGAAACAAAGAAACCGGGATCCTGGAAGTTTGGAGAGACGGCAAGAAGGTCGGAGAGATCGTTACCATGGGAGACGAAGTAAATGGACGTTCAAGTGACCAGTAATGCGGCCCAGGTAAAAGAAGAAAAAGACGCAGCAATCGAGCGTGCCATGATCTATATCGGCATGGCTGCAGAAACATACGCAAAGGCCAAGTGTCCTGTCGGTACACCAGAAAGCACAGGCATACCAGGATATATAGGTGGCACGCTTCGAGGAAGCATTACGTTCGCAACCTCGGAGCAGCACTCCGCTGGCGAAAGCCCTGCCTCCGGCCCTGACTACGAAATGCGGGAGCAGCCACAGAAAGGAACGGTCCATATCGGCACAAACGTGGAGTATGCTCCGTATGTCGAGAATGGAACAGATCGAATGCAACCACGGCCATACCTGGCACCGGCCATTTCAGACCACCAGGAAGAATACAAAGGGATAATAGAAGCCCAGCTTAAAGGATAGCCAGAAATGGCTATCTTTTTTCTTGCATTCCGGCCCTATATAGTATATACTATAAACAACAAGGAAATATGCCACCAGAAAGGAGAACAAACAAAAATGTACACTATGGAAAACTGGGAAGCTGACCGCTATTTTAATGCGGAGCCAGGTCAGGAGATCACCCCGGAAATATATGATGCAATGCTGAACGGAGTGCCGCCCAAAACATTACCGCCAGAAACGGCAATGAAAGCTCTGGAAGAATACAACGTGCCAGTACATGCAGGATTCTTAATGGGCGAGCCGGACAGCGACGACAGCGAAGGCCGCGCGCTCTACCTGGCCTTTGGTATGAATGATTACGGGAAGGGAAAGCACTACTTTTATCTTGGGCTTTCGCCTGCAATCCGAAAGACACGCGACGGAATCTATTATTACATGGATAGCATTGTAGACGACGGCTTTTATCCTGCATCAGAGTTTAAGGATGATGCGGAAGCTATACAGACAGCGGCAAACCACGAGGCTTACCTGTACAAATACGAATACAAGAATGGTCAGCGGATCAGCAGCACAGTGTTATATGAACCGAGATTTTTATAAGGAGGAACAATGAAAAACGGAATTGAGCTCGAAGTAAACAATGGCCAGACGCTTTTTCTCAGTCAGGTCAGCAAGGATGGCGATACGATCCTGGATCGGTGGGACGGAACCAAGATGGAGTATGAAAGATCTATTCCGGCCGGGGACATGGTGATGCTCCTGAACCTTTACCGCTACGTCAAGGACAACGACATCTACGACAGTTTCATAAACCCGGAAGGAAATAACAAGGAGGACTGGAATGTATAAGAGAAAAACCATTGATCGCTGGGACATTGAAACAAACTACGGCTAAGGCTGGGAAGTTGAAAACAGCGAGTATACACTGAAGGATGCAAAGCGCTCATACAGAGAATACAGGGAAAACCTGGCGGCTTATGGGAAATGCCAGGTCCGCATGACCAAGCACAGAGAAAAGATTCAGGATTCTTCTTTTTTGGATCATCTTCTCGAATAAGAAAAAATAAACACCAGGAAAAGCATGGGCCTAAAAACCCATGCTTTTTTTATTTGCAAACAATTTATAGTATGTTATAATTTTTTGCGTAAGCAAATCACAAAGTAATGTGACCGAAGTAAAGGAGATTACAAATGGCACTCTCACGAAAAATGCTCAAAGGAATGGGCTTAACTGAGGAACAGATCGACACGATTATCGAAGCACACACCGACACAGTCAATGCTCTGAAGGATGAACGGGATAAGTACAAAGATGATGCTGAGAAACTTCCCGGCGTCCAGAAAGAGCTGGAGGACCTGAAGAAAAAGGCCGGCGAGGGCTTCGAGCAGAAGTACAACGATCTGAAGAAGGAGTACGAGGACTACAAGAAGGATCAGCAGGACAAAGCGGACCGCGCTGCGGTTTCTGATGCCTACAAAGAAATGCTGAAGGATGCAGGTGTTTCTGAGAAGCGCATTCCGGCAGTTATGAGGGTTGCCGATCTGTCCGGTGTAAAGCTCGACAAAGATGGCAACATCAAAGACAAGGAAAAGCTGGTCGAATCCGTAAAGGAAGAGTGGTCCGACTTCATCCAGGCCAAAGGCGCGAAGGGTGCCGATACAAAGACACCTCCGGACAACAACGGAGGAACACTCACAAAGGATGATATTCTGAAGATCAAGGATGCCGGCGAGCGCCAGCAGAAGATCGCAGAAAATCACGAGTTATTCGGTTTTTAAAGGAGAAGAGATATGGCAAAGGCTAATCTTACAATCACAACTGATTTCAGAGTAAGGGCCCGCGAGGTCGACTTTGTAACACGGTTTACTAAGAACTGGGATTCCCTGCGGGAGGTCCTGGGCATCATGCGTCCCATCAGAAAGTATCCTGGCACTACCCTGGCATCCTACGAGGCTTACGTAACCCTGCAGTCCGGCAACGTCGGTGAGGGTGAAGAGATCCCCTACTCCAAGGCAGGCGTCCGTCCGGTTGCATATGGCGATCTGACCATGGAAAAATATGCAAAGGCTGTTTCTATCGAATCTGTCAACAAATACGGCGCAGCAGTCGCGGTTCAGAAAACCGACGCGGCATTCCTGAACGAGCTGCAGGGCAACGTCCTGGATCGCTTCTATACCTTCCTGCAGACCGGCACTCTTAAGTTCACCGAGGCTACCTTCCAGATGGCCATCGCTATGGTGATCGGCAAGGTCGTCGACAAGTTCAAGAAGATGCGCAGGGACTATACCAACATCGTTGTGTTTGTGAACACAATCGATGCTTACAGATACCTGGGTGCGGCCAACCTGACTGTTCAGAACCAGTTCGGTATCCAGTACATTAAGGACTTCCTCGGTGCACAGACCATGATCCTGTCCTCCGAGATTCCCTCTGGCAAGGTTATCGCGACACCTGCAGAAAACATTATCCTGTATTATGTTGATCCTGGCGATTCCGATTTTAAGGAGTTGGGCCTGGATTACACTGTCCAGGGTGAGACCAACCTGATCGGCTTCCATGCAAATGGCAACTACAACACCGCAGTCGGTGAATCCTTTGCTCTGATGGGCCTTATGCTCTGGGCTGAGTACCTGGATGCTGTTGCGGTCTGCACAATCGGATCCTCCGGCGCTGGCCTGACCTTTGATAAGGAAGAGGTCACTGTTACAGTCGGTGGCACAGTAACCAACACTCTGACCAAGGTTCCCGCGAACGCAACCGTCACCTTCACATCCAGTGATACAACTGTTGCAACCGTAACCTCTGCAGGCGTTGTGACTGGTGTTGCAGTTGGCGCGGCTACCATTACGGCAACTGATGCATCCAATGGCACAAGCGAATCCTATGTTGTTACCGTTGTTCCTGCTCTTGAAGAGGATGACGGAGAATAAGGAGTAAAATATGGAACTGACCGATCTTTGCAAAGAACTGAATAACTGGTTCTGCCGGGAGAGATTCTTCGGCAAATTCAAGATTGTCAACGGTGTGCTGACAGGAAACTTTTCTCTGCAGGACGGTCAGTATTTCCGTATCTGTGACAGCGTTTTTAATGACGGCGTTTATCAGCACCCGGCTTCAGGCCTTATTGATGAAGTTTTCGAGGGTGCGGTCTGGGCTATGGCGGTCCCTCCTACCGTCATAGCATTGCAGACCGAGATTAATGACTGGCTTGCTGATGATGGCGTGCAGAAGGCTCTTAGAAGCCCTTATACGTCTGAATCGTTCGGAGGTTACAGTTATACCAAGGCAAGCGGAAACACGTCTCAGAGTGGCGGAATGGCAGGTTATACATGGCAGGAGCATTTCGCAGATCAGCTTAACAGGTGGAGGAAAATATGAGCCTTTTAGATGATGCTATGGAAACATGCTTGATTCTGAACAAGACGACAAAAGATGATGGGTATGGTGGTTATGAAACCACATGGACAAGCGGCGCGAAATTCGATGCCGCTATTGTCTTTGATACATCAATGCAGGCGCGCATGGCCGATAAAAGCGGTGTCACTTCTCTTTACACGGTAACCACAAAAAAGGCAATGAGCCTGGAGTATCACGACGTATTTATGCGCCAGAGGGATGGAAAGATTTTCCGAGTAACTTCTGATGGCGACGACAAATACACGCCTGCATCTGCTTCCCTGGACATGCGCCAGGTTACAGCAGAGGAATGGAGCCTGCCGAATGGATAAAGCACAGGCATTACACAAATTCTGGTCCTCCTTCGGGCTGCCGGCATACGATCAACTAACGGTCCCAGATGGAGCGCAAATGCCGTATATTACTTACGTCGGAGTCACCGACAAGATCGGCACTCCGGTTGCTCTTACAGGATCGCTTTGGTACAGATCAACGGGCTGGGCTGATATAACACAGAAGGCCGATGAAATATCCGAGTATGTGAATAAATATGGCCATGCAACAGAGAAGTTCGATA